CTGTGACTAAGGGTATTAGATACTCTTTAGTGATGTGGAATGATGGATTACCTTTTAGATAATATGGAGAATAATATGAGTTTTAAAACAAATAAATATAAGGTGGTTGAAAAAGCAATTGAGCCTGGTGTGGCTAATTTTATCTATGAATATTTTTTACTTAAAAGAAAAGTAGTAACTACTTTTTTTTCTTCTAAATATATTTCTCCTTTCAGTAAGGAATGGGGAGTATGGAATGATAAACAGGTTCCTGACACTTATAGTCATTACGGAGATATTGCCATGGAAACTTTGTTACAGTCGCTTCTTTCTTTAATGGAGAAAGAAACAGAATTAAATCTTTCTCCAACCTATTCTTATGCTAGAATTTATAAAAAAGGTGATATATTAAAACGTCATAAAGATAGACCAGCTTGTGAAATATCTGGCACTTTGAATTTGGGAGGAGATCAGTGGCCCATACATCTAGAGCCTTCAGGAGATAAAGGAAGAGAAGGAATTTCTTTACTATTAAATCCAGGTGATATGCTTGTATATTCAGGCTGTGATTTAGAGCATTGGCGAGAAGCCTTTGAGGGAGATAGTTGTGGTCAGGTATTTTTACATTATAATGATATAGATGGGGAATTTAAGGATACCAATCAATATGATGGAAGACCACATTTGGGTTTACCCACTTATTTTAAGAAAAATTTCAATTATTTAGAAGACTAAACTACTTCTTGTAGAAAGTAGATAAAAATGTTAGATTTATAGCATCAAACAAGAGGATTTCTAATGAGCCAAGCCGCTAGTTTGGCTGCTTATGGAGCAGCCACCTTTGCCGAACATGCATTTGCTGGAAGTGATCCAGCTACCTACGTTGCCCCTACCGGGTCATCGGCTACATTTTCTATAGGTAGCTTAGTTATTACAGCTGGTGGAGCTGTAATACCAACAGGATCAACAGCAACATTCAGCATAGGAACAGAAACCCCTACTGGAGATGCTAATTTTCAAGTCACTGGCTCATCGTCTACATTTACTACTGGTGATATAACCATTGATATTGGAGTTACAGGCCAACCTACAGGATCAGCGGCTACATTTTCAACAGGAAGCGTTGTCATAGAAATAATTACTATTCCTACAGGATCATCGGCTACATTTAGTGCAGGAACCATAGTCGCATCTCCAGGATCAGAAACCCATGATACATCATTTGGTGAAACAGGGTTTGCTGAGATGACATTTGCCGGAAGTGATGAGTCTATTTATGTACTTCCAAGTGGAAGCACGGCTACGTTCTCTACTGGAACCTTGACAATTGAAAGTGATGCTAATATAACACCTACTGGATCTGCTGGAACTTTCAGTATTGGAACTGCTGTTATTGCGTCTGTTTATGATGTAACAGGAAGCGCGGCAACATTCAGTATTGGGGATCCCACTTATATTGCAGGGGCTCTTGTAGAACCTACTGGGTCTGCTGGAACTTTCAGCATTGGAACTGTTGTAATAGAAATTGGAGTTCCTGTGACAGGTTCCTCGGCTACATTTAGCATTGGAAATACCACTGTCACTGGAGGTGCTACGGTGAATGCAACTGGTGCAGAAGCAACATTTAGTGTGGGGACAGTAAGTTTGAGTATATGGAATAAAGTGGATAATACCGTGACAAATACATGGGGAGAGGTATCAAAAACTTAAGGAGGATAAATGGCTGATTCAACAATATTAAATTTAGATTTACAAACCACAGGCTCTAATTCAGGAACATGGGGAACAGTTACTAATGAGAATTTACAGAAATTAGAACAAGCGATAAAAGGATATGTTTCTCTTTCTGTCGCTGGAAATGGAACACAAGCACTTACTACTGAAAGTGGGGGAACAGGAAGTGGTTCACAACAAGCAAATGTAGCCCTTAATTTAACAGGAACTTTGACTGGAACAAGAGCTCTTGAATGTGAAGCTGTTGAAACTTGGTATTTTATTCATGATGCAACAACTCGTTCGGGAAATACTCTTACTTTTGGACCAGCCGGAGGAACAGCTGTTACACTACCAGTTACTGGTGCAAAATATATTATTTATTGTGATGGTTCAACGGCGTTTGACGTTGCTTCTAATTTAGGAAATGTTTCTGTAGCGAATACGTTAACTGTTTCCGGAGATGTAGTATTTAATGGTGGAACTTTAACCTATAATAGTTCAGGAGCTGATAAGGATGTTCAATTTTATGGAGGGACAGACAATAACCTTCTTTATCTTGATGCTGGAAATGATCGTGTAGGACTAGGAGTTTCATCTCCTGAGGGTAAAGTAGAAATTGATCAGAATAGCGCAACAGGGGCTGTGGTAGTTTTAAACTTGGATCAGGGAGATGCTGACCAGCCTTTTATTAATTATGTTGGAACGAGTGCAAGTGATGATTCATCGAGCATTTCTTCTTCAACAGCAACCGCTTCAGCGAAGTTTGGCGCCGTTATGATTAATATTAATGGGGTTGAAAAATGGATGCGAATTTACGATGATCCTACGTAGGAGTTCAAATGCCTCTATCAAAGATTCAAATACAACCAGGAATAGATAAACAAGATACCGAATACGGCGCTGAAGGGCGTTGGTTTGATGGTGATAATATGCGTTTTCGTTATGGTCTTCCAGAGAAAATTGGAGGATGGATTAAAGTAACGTCTGATGCGTTAGTGGGCGCAGTACGAGGAATTATTACCTGGAATTCTCTTGATGGTGATCAATACGCAGTTGTAGGAACCAATAAAAAACTTTACGTTTATCAAAATGGAGCGTGGTCCGATATTACTCCGATTCGTGTAGCGGCAGGAAGCATTACTGATTTTACAACTACTGATACTTCCACTACTGTTACTGTAACGGACGCCAGCCATGGCGCTATCGAAGGGGACTTCGTAGGAATTTCTAGTGTATCCGGTACGGCTAATGGAATATCTTCCTCTAATTTAGAAGGAGATTTTGAAATTCAATCCATTACTGATACTAATAATTATGTAATCATTGCTAAAGCTGCGGCAACAAGCACTGGAGTCAGTGGAGTTACAGCTAGTGGAGCATATTCAATAAATACAAATCCTGCCACTTCTATTCAAGGTTATGGATGGGGTGCAGGAACTTGGAATTTATCTACATGGGGAACTTCTCGTGCTGGATTAGCAGCTCCAAATAGTGTTCAACTTGACTCTGGTAAATGGTCCCTTGATAATTGGGGAGAAGACTTATTAGCCCAACAATTAAACGGAGGACTTTATTACTGGGATACTTCTGCAAGTACTTCCACTGTGCAAGCCGCAGTAGATACGACAGTCTCTAATGCCCCTACATCCAGTAGGTTTGTATTAGTTTCTGGAACAGATCGACATGTTATTTGTTTTGGCACAGAAACAACAATAGGAAGTGGGGCAACACGTGATGACATGTTCATTAGATGGTCTGACCAAGAAGATGTTAATACATGGACTCCCACTGCAACAAATACCGCAGGCTCACAAAGACTTACGGATGGTAGTAAATTAACAGCTGCTAAACGTTCACGTGGCGCAGTTCTTATTTGGTCTGATACAGCACTATACCAGATGCAGTTAATTGGGGCTCCATTTATTTTTGGATTCCAGCAACTTGGCTCTGCTTGTGGGTGTGCTGGTCTCCATGCAGTCATTGAGATTAATGGAGTATCTTATTGGATGGGAACTGATTCTTTTTTCCAATTTGATGGTTCAGTTCAAAAGATTCCATGTCTGGTGGAAGATTATGTTTTTACCAACATTGATGTAGCTTCCCAAAAAGATACATTTGCTGCATCAAATAGTGAGTTCAATGAAATAACATGGTTTTATTGCTCTAGTGGATCTAATGTTATTGACAGATCTGTAAGCTATAATTATGCCGAAAAAATTTGGAGTGTAGGAACTTTATCTCGTTCTTCATGGGCGGATAAGGGGGTATATGCTTTTCCCTACGCATCATCCTATGATGCAACTGACACAACTGCCACTCTTACAACTATTTCAGGTCTTAGTGCCGGAAGAGCTTATATATATAAACAAGAGAATGGTAATAACGCGGACGGATCAGCGATAACAGCATATGTAGAGTCAGGAGAGTTTGTTTTTCCGGAGGCCGGAGAAAGATTAATGTCGGTCAGTAGATTTATTCCTGATTTCAAAAATCTTCTAGGGACTGTTAATGTTACCCTTAAATTTAGAGATTATCCAGGATCTTCTCAAAGAATAAATGGACCTTTTGCAGTGACTACATCAACTACAAAGATTGATACTCGTGCTCGTGGACGACAGGGATCTCTTCGTATTGAAAGTGACGCTATAAATACTGACTGGAGATTTGGAACTTACCGTGCGGATGTACGACCAGGAGGACTTAGGTAATGGCGCAGATAAATATACCATTATTACCACAGGCCCCAACTCAATATACACAGTCTCAAATTAATCAGCTTGTTACATCATTGGATCAATTAATACTTCTTTTAAATTCTTCATATACACCAGAACAATTGAGGAACGAAGATGAGGCTTTTTCATGGTTTATAACTGGTGGCGGAGGAGGTCAAACAGATTTAAGCACAGTTACAACTGATATTTCTTTGCTACAAAAACAAGTACGAATGCTCATGGTGACGGATGGCTAATACCTATAAAAACTATAAAATGGATTTAGTGGATACGGATAATGAAACAGTATACACGGTTCCAGATGCAACAACAGGAATCATTAAATCAATTTTAGTGTCTGAAGATACTGGAGCGACCCCCACTATTACTTTGACTTTAGTGGATTCATCATCGGCCATTTTTAGCCTTTTTAAGTCTAAATCAATGGCAGCCAATGAAACGGCCCAATTACTAACACAGCCCTTGGTTGTGCTTCAAAATGAAATAATAAAGGTACAGGCATCTGCGGGGAATCAGCTCCATATTGTTATCTCTGTCCTTGAAATAAGTTAATACTTGCTATATGGTGGGAAAATGCCTATAAATAATGACGAAGTAATTGAATATGTTACAGTTAACGGCGAGAAGGTACCTAAGATTGTCGTTCCTGCAACTATCACAATTACACACAAACTAACTGGGAAAGAGTATGCCTCTGACGAGGAAGCTCAAGCCGACGTGAACGATCCCAGCACGCAAACTCAACAAGAACACATACAACGGGACGTAACTATTCAAGTTGCAAAGATAAAGGATATGCTTAGTGAGGCAGGATTATAATGGAATCTAAAGGAATTAAATCAATCAAACCTCAACAATCTTTTGGACTAGTAGATTCTCTAGGTCGTAAGTTGATATCCAAATTATCCACAAAAATAAAAGTTGAAAAAGGACAATCAAAATGGCTGAAAAAATTCATAGAACAGATGAGGAATAAATAATGGCGTGGCCATTAGCAGCAATGGGAATAG